AACGGACGCGAAGATAGAAGGCACTGATGAGGAATCCCACCAACAGGCGGACCACCACGTGATGGGGCTCGCCGTCGGAAAAAGCAAAGGCGATGCCGGAAACGAAGACTGCCGCGGCCCGGTTTTCTTCCTGCATGGCCCGGACGGCGACGCCGCGAAAGGAGAACTCGTAGGCAAAGGAATAAATCAGAACCGAAACCACCACGTAGAATCCGGTCTGGAAGTCACCGGTGCCGAAATCTGGACGGGTAATGGCAGAATGAACCTGCAATCCTTCCAGGAAGCTCACACCGTAATCCACCAGAGCCATTCCCACGAAGGAGAGACAGAAGACGGCCACAGCACCGATAATACAACGGAGAACCGGATGCTCGGAGCGGGGTTTTTCGTTAAAAATGGGGCGGAATTTCTCCCGGCGGCATTTGTGGAAAACCACGAAAGGAAGCACGACGGAGACACCGTCGGCCAAAAGGCGGAGCAGGGTGGCCTGATAAAAATTGTTCAGGTGCGGCACGGCCAATCCGGCAAGGCCCCCCAAAGCAAAGCGAAGGACCCACACGAAGACGGCACAGACGATGACTCCATTGTAGAGAGTATAAAGATTCTTGCGATGCTCCGTTTCTTCAATGGTAAGTTCAGGTTTATTTTTTAAAAGCATATCGATCAAGCCTCCGGCCGCCCTTTGGGCGGTTTCTTTTTACAGTATACCATATTTCCCGCCATTTTGCAAGAGGGGAAGGACAAATAACACAAAAGAGTTTTAAGATTTCCACAGTTTTTTCCACCGTTTTTGAAACAAATGTTCAAAACTCAACCAACCGTAGAATGGAAAAATATGGTAAAATAGAACCACGGTAAGGGGACGGAGGGTTTTTCGACGGGAAAAGCCCCCGGGCGGAGAGTGCCTCCTCTCCCCTACCGAAACAACGAAAGGAGGGGCGGTTCTGAAGGAATACGGGACGCTGCGCGGCGAGATCATCCGGCTGACGCTGGAATATCTGAGGGACGTTTTACGGGACAACACGGCGGACTATGGCGACTACCGGGTAGAAGACGGGGAGTTTCGCTTCTGTCCAAAGGAAGGAATCCACCTACCCGCAGACCGGGTCAGCGAATGGAGCATGAACAAAAGCGGAGGCGGAAAGGTCCGGTTCTTTGACAAAGCGCAGGCCATTGCGCTGGCACGGACGATCGGAGTTTTCGACGTCGACGAGGGGGACGACACGGAGGATCTGAGCGATGAAGCCCTGTTCGGCGACCCGGGATCCGACGCATGAGACAGAGAAAAACCATCCCATGGAAATTTTCCGAAAAACAAAAAAGGTATCTGAAGCAATGCGAAAAAGCCACCTATAACTTTGCAGAGGGGGCAGTCCGGTCGGGAAAGACGGTGTGCAACGTTCTTGCCTTTTCCCGGGCCCTGGAAGAGACGCCGGACCGGCTGCATCTGGCCACAGGAGTCACCATTGCAGCGGCGAAGCTGAATCTGGGAGACTGCAACGGCTTTGGGCTGGAGCATCTGTTCCGGGGCCGTTGCCGCTGGGGACGGTATCACGATAATCCGGCGCTGTTCGTGGAAACGAAAACCGGACCGAAGACGGTGATTTTTGCCGGTGGGGGGAAGGCGGACAGCTACAAAAGAATCCGGGGGAATTCCTACGGACTATGGATCGCAACGGAGGTGAACAAGCACCATCTTGCAGAGGACGATACCTGCTTTCTGCAGGAGGCTTTCAACCGGCAGTTGGCGGCGAAGCGGCGGCAGGTTTTCTGGGACTTCAACCCGGATTATCCAAAGCATCCCATCTATCAACGCTACGTGGACCGTTTCCGGGATGAGGGGCTGAACGTGAACTATATGCATTTCACCATCTTCGACAATCCGTCGGTGACCCAAGAGCAGCTGAAGAGCATTCTACGGCAATACCGGGAAGGAAGCGTATGGTACCGCAGATGGATCCTGGGGGAACGGTGTGCGGCGGAGGGATTGATATTCCCTCAGTTCACGGAAAATCCGTCTGCCTGGACGGTGGAAACGCCGCCGGATGACCTGGCCTTCGTCACCGTAGGCTGCGACTACGGGGGAACCGGCTCGCGCACGGTCTTCGTGGCCGTGGGAATCCGGGAAGAATACCGGGGTGTCTGCGTGCTTGCCTGCCGCAGACTGGAGCAGGGCAAAGGAAAAATCACGCCGGACCGGATAGAGCGGGAATTCACGGAGTTTGTTTTTTCGGTGGAAAAGAGGTTCCGTCACCGTCCCCGATATGCTTTTATGGATTCGGAGGGGCAGTATCTGACCAACGGCATTCGGGCAGCCTGTGCCGGAGCTGGACTCGCGGTGGCGGTCTGCGACTGTAAAAAGGTGACCATCAACGACCGTATTGCCTGCAAGATGCGGCTGATCAACGAAGGGCGATGGAGCGTGCTTGCCGACTGCAAAGCGGTGATTGAATCTACGGCGGAGCAGGTATGGAATCCGGACGTCCCCGACCGGCGGCTGGACAACGGGACCACGGACGTGGACACGGCAGATGCGGAGGAATACGCCTGGAGCTGTTGGATCAACTGCTTCACCTCTCCGAAAGAACGGAGGTAAAAACAAAGAATGGAAACAGTGATTTCTTACCTGAAGCAGCGGTACGGATACGGAGATACCGACCGGGGATTTTACCGGACCGTTGCGGAATGGGAGCGTTGGTACGTGGGTACGGGAACTGAATTTCACCGCATGAAGGTGAACAACGGGCTTGTTGTAACCGAACGGACGCTGAGCAAAATGAATATGGCAAAGAAGGTAGCCGAAGATTGGGCGAACCTTCTGATGAATGAAAAGACCCGCCTTGACGCAGAAGACCCGGCAGCGGGTGAATTCCTGCGCGGCAAAAACGGCAGCGGAGGCGTTCTTGGATCCAACGATTTCTGGACGAGGACCAATCAGCTGCTGGAAAAGGCATTCGCGCTGGGGACGGGGGCCATCGTTCTCCGGCTGGAAGGCGCCCGGGTAGACGGAGAGGGGAAGCTGATGAACTCCCCCGAAGGAAAAATCCGGTTCGACTACGTTGCCGCCCCCAACATCATTCCTCTTTCCTGGAACGGAGACCGGGTGACCGAAGCCGCGTTCACCGGAACCGTGACCGAGGGAGGAAAAACCATGACCTACCTGCAGATTCACCGGAAAGAAGGAGACGGATACGTCATTGACAGCGTCTGCTTTTCCGACAAAGACGGCCGTCCGGTTTCTCTTCCGGAGGGGATCTGTTCCCGGATACGAACGGGGAGCGACCGTCCCTGGTTCGTACTGATCCGGCCGAATCTGGTCAACAACCTGACCGATCTGCCCATGGGCATTTCGGTGTACGCAAATTCCATTGATATTCTCAAGGGGCTGGACCTGTGCTATGATAGCTTTGAAATGGAGTTCTTTCTTGGAAAAAAGATGGTGTTCCTGCGCAAAGATCTGATGATGCAGGACGGAAACGGACAATTTCTGGCACCGCAGGATTGTAACCGACAGCTCTTTATGTACATCGGGGACAAAAATCTGGACGGAGATCTGCTGCCCCAGGAATTCAATCCGAATCTGCGGGTCCGGGACCACGGGGAGGCCATTCAGCAGCATCTGAACTATCTTTCCTGCAAATGCGGCTTCGGAGACCGGTATTACCGGTTCAACGTCACGGACGCACCCACCACCGCCACAGAAATCATTTCGGGGGACGCAACCCTTTATCGGTCGGTGCGCAAGCACGAAATGCTTCTGGAACAGCCCTTGATCGGTCTGGCGAAAACGGTTCTGCAGATCGGAAAATCCGTCCTTGGGAGGAATCTGGACCCGGAAGCAAAGATTGCGGTACGGTTTGACGACAGTATCATCGAGGACCGGACCGCGGAACAGAAGCGGGATATGGAGCTGGTATCTCTGGGGCTGATGCTGAAATGGGAATTCCGGATGAAATATTACGGAGAAACCGAAGACTGCGCAAAGGCGCGCTGCAAGGAGGCAAAAGAAGCATGAACGAAGAAAAGACACCGCTCTCGGTGGAAGAAATTTCCGCCCTTCTCCCGGAGGGCTACGCATTGGTGGAGAAAGACGGCTGGATCCCCCGTCAGCAGGCGGAGGAACAGATCCGGACCATGACCTTCGACCGGGAGATCGATCTGGAACTGACCCGCTGCGGAGCGAAGAGTCTGACGGCGGCAAGAGCGCTGCTGGATATGGAGGCTCTGCGCCGGAACCCGGAAGGAATGCGAGGGGAGATCGGACGGATCCGGAATGAAAACGACTGGCTCTTTCAGCAGGAGCCTTTGATGAAAAGCGGAATGTCCCTGACCGCAAAACGTTCGGTGGACACGGAACAAATGAGTGATGCGGAGTATTACGCATACAGAAAACAGATGAAAGGAAACTAAAATATGAATCATTTTTTGACTACCAAAACCATTGCCAGAGAGGCTCTGCCCATTCTGGAATCCAACCTGGTCTTCCCCGCCCTGATCCACAAGGATTTTTCCGGGGACTTTTCCAAGCAGGGAGACACCATTCAGGTAAGAAAGCCTCCCGTCTACAGTGCCAACGAATTTGACGGCAACATCAACATTCAGGACGTAAACGAAGGAGAAGTGCTGGTGAAGCTGGACAAGATTGCCGACGTTTCGGTGGAACTGACGGCGAAAGAAATGGCGCTGAACGCAGAAGACTTCACCCGCCAGGTCATTGAGCCCGCGATGGTGGCTCTTGCCGAAAAAATCAACGCGGACGGTCTTGCCCTGTACAAGGACATTCCCTACACCTACGGTTCTGCAGGCACCGCTCCCTCCACCCTGGCAGATCTGGCCGGAGGTGCCAAAATCCTGAACGATCACAAAGCCCCCATCGTGGGCAGAGGTGCGGTATGGAATACGGAAGCCATCGCAAACTTCCAGGTTCTGCCCGCTCTTGTCAACGCAGAGAAGTGCGGTTCCACCGAAGCACTGCAGGAAGGCGCCATCGGCCGGGTTTTCGGTGTAGACCACTATTTCTCCCAGCAGGTACCTGACCATGAAGCAGGAACCTTCTCTTCTTCGGACTGCGAAGCCATCTCCCTCGGGGAGAATAGAATCCACCTGAACGGTACGCTGAACGGAGAACTGAAGCAGGGAGACCTGCTGCGCATCGGAAGCGGCTCCTACACCGTTCTGGAGGATACGAACGTCAGCGATCTCTCTGGCGCTGAGGTCAAGGTTTATCCCTCTCTTGCGCCCGAGGATGAACACGCACAGGTCTTCCCCGTGGGCAATCACGCAGCAAATCTGATGTTCCAGCGCAGCGCCTTCGGCTTCGTGACCCGTCCGTTGGAGGTTGCGCGCGGCGCTGACAGCTACGTGACCTCCTACAACGGCCTTTCCGTCCGCGTAACGATGGACTACAACATCTCCACAAAAAAGCAGACCCTCTCCATTGATACGCTTTACGGCTTCAAGACTCTGTATCCCGAACTTGCGGTCCGCGTGCTGGGCTGAGAAGGAAAACCATCTTCCGTGCCTCTTCTCCGGAAGGGGCACGGAGCAAAGGAGGACATTACTTATGGACCGGATCACCTTGACCGATTTTAACGCAACCCACGGCGGAGAGGAGATCTCACCGCAGCTCTTCGAGCGCCTGTCACAGAGAGCAGCAGACCTGACGGAGGAACTCACCTTCGGCAGAACCGAAGGAAAAGAAGAACACCTCCGGCGGGCAATGAAGGAGATGATCGCCTACTGGATCACCCTGGACGGCGGAACGGAAGGAAGGGCGAAGATCGTGCGGGAAGACGTGGGGAACTATTCTGCTACCTGGGCGCAGGAGCCGGTTCTCACGGTCAGAGGCGTCCCCCTCTCCCCTGCGGCCCTTCTGATTCTGCAGAAAGCAGGTCTGCGGGACGGACACGTATGAAAGGAGGGGAAAGATGACAGTAACGGTTTTCAACCGGCTGGGGGAAGACGAACAGGGAAAAGGAATCTATAAGGCCTGCGTTTTCCGCAACGTATATATTGAGACGAAGGCCGCCGCAAACCCGGTCTATTCCGGGGAACGGAACAACGACAATTTCCGCCTCTATCTTTTCACTGACCGGGGTTACCTGGAGAAGGAGGAATTTCTCCGGTCGCCCGAAGGACACTGGACACTGGCCCCGGGAGACCTTCTGGCAAAAGGAATCCACAGTGAGATTCCACTGCGCCCCTACCGAATCAATACCATCAACGTTTTTTATGCACAGGACAAATTCCATCATTGGGAGGTGAGCGGACGTGGACACCTGCTGGAATCGTGATTACCGGGCGCTGGTGATCTCTTTTCTGTCCCCCGTTACGGGGCCGATTCAGACGGAGTATCTGACCAACGACGACGGCTGCGTTGCCATGGAAGAGCTGAAAGGAGACCCGAATTACGTCTCGTTTCTGGACCGGGGCAAAATTGCCCGGTATGACTTCAATCTTTACGTCCGAACCCACGGTCGGGACACCGCATCCCGAAAAAAGGCCGTGGACACGCTGATGAACGCGGCGAAGAAATGCCTTCGTCAGGAGCCCTTCGAAGGAGCCTGTATTGAGATGACGGAATTTCCGCATCTGTTCAACCGGAACATGTCGGGCAACGAAGAATACAAGGCAGGATTCGCGCTATTTTTCCCCATGACGCCGGGGGACCTGCCGCTGAATCCCACCGGGGAGGAAGAAAATGATTAAGAGAAGCAACGACCGGATCTGGATTCAGTTCCCGGAAAGTCCCTTTCTGCTGATGGCAGAGGGCTTTACCCACCTGGAAGAGGTGTGCCGAACCACCTTTCTTGAAACGCCCCATCTGGACTCCCCGGTCTGCACCCGTGAAATTCTGTACCATACCGCCCATCTGGAATTCGCAGGTTACCGGCTTGCCGGAAACACGCTGCATATGCACATTCACTCCCGCTATCTGGCGCGGGGAGAGGACGCGAAGGTGACGCTGATTCTGGGAAGCCGCACGGACCGGCTGACCGGACAGGCCATGAACGCACGACGGGTGACGGGCTATCTCTGTCTGGAAAACCCGGGATCGGGAGAGGGAGTCATGGGCTCCTATTTCAAAGGAAAAATTGTATTTGCATCCGCGCCGGAGAAAGGAATTTACATTGAAGATACACAGATGTTCATCCCCAACAATTGACCGCCCTTTTTATGAACCGCCCACCTGCGTGACGGTCAACGGGGTCCGTTATCCCATCCGATGGGGATTTGAAACCGCCATTTTGTTCACGGAATACGTGGACGGTTCCGACGACGGAGACGAGACCTTTCTCGACACGGTGCTTTCCCTCTGGTATCCGAAGATTCCGGAGGACCGCAACGCCGCCTTGGACGAAGCTATCCGCTTCTATTGCGGAGGTTCTCTTCCCAGGGAGGGGTATTATTCCCCCGCTACGGAAACGAAGGTGGACCGGGAGGAGCTGTATCTGTATTTTTTGCAGAGGTACGGCATCGACCTGAACCGGCAGGAGCTGCACTGGTGGGTTTTCCGGAAGCTGGCCCGGGATCGGAGCGAAAAGGGAGGGAAACGCCGTGGACCGATGGGATATTGAACAGATCACCCGGGCAGAATCCGCCCCGCTGCGGGAGGCACCTCCTCAATGGGAGGAATCGATTCTGCGCCGTCCCCGGACGGAGGATGAAACCGACCGGCTGGGACGGATGCTGGTACAGAGAATGATGGAAGCAGGGGTGGTGGAACCTTTATGACGCTGACGATCGGAAATATCAGCTACGCGGACGCTCTGAGGGAAGGAACCCTGGTGCTGCGGCATTACGGAGCGCTCCGTTCCTCCTTCGACGCAACGCTGAACCTGATATCGGACCGAAACGTTCCCTGCGTAGGGGAAGAAATTCTCATCCGGGAGGAGGACGGGACCCTTCTTTGGGGCGGAATTCTGGTAGAAGTGGCAGTGGAGTGCCACACGCCTCAAACGGGAACTGCCCGTCTGCGGGGACAGGGCTACGAGCACCTGATCCAGAGATTCTGTCTCCCCTACGTGGAGCTGCCGCAGATGTCTCCTTCCCAGGCGGCACAGACCCTGTTCCTGAGCTACATTCCTTCGGAGGACGGGCTTTCTCTGGGAGATTCAGACGCAGGCTGGAATGGGAGTAACCTCTACAGCTTCTATCCCGCAAAGGCCTCCGCGGTATTCGACTTCCTGGCCCGGGAAGGGGGCGCCGTGTGGTGGGTAGACGAACGGAAGCGTTTTTGCATCCGAAGATCCCTTCCGGCATCGCTCTCCGTTATCAGCATCGACCTGACCGGAGCAGACCCGGACCGGCTGACCGACCTGCAGACGATGGTCTTCCGCAGTTCCACGGCAGGATACCGGAACGTACAGTACGTATATAACAAATACGAAGAGGTCTGGGGCAAGGAAATCAATGCCGGAGAAACGGCGATTCTGCGCAACCGATACGGGTCGGGGC